TTAATGCTGAATGGGTTAAAGGAAAACCAAAAAACGATTTTATGAAAGGTTTGATATGAAAGGCCATGAACACATCATTGAGTTACGGAAAAAACGTTTGCTTCCGAAAAGCATTTTTATCCAAGACTACCCAACCCCTTTGACAGACTGGCATGAACACGGAGATTACCCTAATGTCTGTGTTGATGGTGACACGATAGAAACCCTTGATTTGCGGTTTTTAGTAGGAACAGTAGTCCACATATCAACCGAGTCAGAAAGTCGCGGAAAAGCCCTTTTAAACGCCTGTGTGAGGCATGGGGCTAGAACAGTCATTGCTTGTCAAACAAAAAAAACAATGCCTGAAAGAAACGAAGTTTTATGGATGGAGATTTTTAATGGCTAATTACTTGGATGACAGTATTGATTTCACCAAATATTTGAAGGAAACAGACAACCAAACCAACGTAAAAAACGCATCTTTATACATTCCTGCTATTAAAAAGCAGATGCGAGATGCAAACAAAGAGCGAAAAGTTTGGATGCCTTGGGAAAAAGCAAACGATTCTTTTTACTTCCGACCAGGAGAAGTAACAGTCTGGGCAGGGATGAACGGACATGGAAAGTCCCAAGTCACTGCACAAATTGCAATGCATCTGTTGAAACAAAAAGAAAAGGTCGCTATTGCAAGCTTTGAAATGAAGCCTGCTCAGACAATACGTTTGATGTCTCGGATGTACATCGGAACTAATCCCTTTACCCCTGAGTATCAAAATGATGAAGGATATGAAGTCTTAGACTTACTGTTGGACAAGTTTGCTGCTTGGTCAAAAAACTTGTGGATTTACGATCAGACCGGTACAACAAACGTTGACACCGTGATTGGTATGACTAGGTACTGTGCCAAAGAGTTGAAAATTAACCACATCTTTATTGACTCACTAATGAAGGTTGTCGGTTCAGAAGAAGATATGACCGGTCAAAAGATGCTGGTAGCGGAATTGTTCTCGATTGCAAAAGACCACAACGTACACATTCACCTGATTCACCATGTTCGCAAACCTGCCAACGAAAACGTAATTCCTGACAAATATGACTTAAAGGGAAGTGGTTCGATTTCCGACCAAGTAGACAACGTTTTTACAGTTTTCCGGAACAAGGCCAAAGAAGATGATGTGCGGAACAACGGAAAGTTTGGTACGAAGGCTGCTGAGTTTGACTCAATCCTAAAGTGCTGCAAACAACGGCATTATGAGGGCAGTGGTGACGGTGAACCGGCTATCTCGCTTTGGCTGCATAGAGACTCAGGGCAGTTTATTGGACAACCTCTTGATCCTGTGTTCATTTATGAGTGACAGGGAAATTTTAGAGAAGGCAGAAGCTCGAGTGCTTGTTCCGTCTTACTACGCCACTGTGGAAAAAATAGGAAAGAAAGAAGCAGCAGTCTGGTTGATGAAACGAATCAGGGACATTGAACGCCACTACGGGCAAGGGTTTGAACGAAAAGTCAGAACTTATATGCGTGAAGTGGATGAACAGGAATTGCTCAATGATTGAATTTAAAGTACCAGGTGAACCAAAGGGAAAAGGACGACCAAGGTTTTCCCGTGTTGGAAAGTTCACAAAGACTTACACAGATGCAAAGACCAAGATGTATGAGGAGAAGATAGCCTCTGCTGCTCGACTACATATGTACCCGCATGAACCATTAGAAACGCCGGTAAACGTGACTTTAAAACTTCATGTAGGTGTACCTGTGTCCTACTCCAAAAAACGTAGGTATGCTTGTTTGACAGGCGAGGAATGGCCTACAAAAAAGCCCGACTTAGACAATGTTGCTAAAGCCTTCTTGGATGCAATGAACGGAATTGTATATAAGGATGATGTCCAAGTGATCCGACTCTATGTCTCAAAGACGTACAGCATTGATCCCCATGTATATATCACAGTTCAAGAGGTTTTGCCATAGGTGAAAACCCCTAGAAAAAAAACGCAAAACTTAGTAAAAGTTCGACTAAGATAGCGTTTCCTCACCCGAGGAACTCAGACTTAAATATTGCATAGGAGTTAAATATGAAATCGTTGATTGAACAGTATCGGGAAGAATTCCACGGCATAGAGTACTGCTGCTACTGCATGGAACCCAAAGATGGCAAGCACTCTTGCTGTCAAGAAAACCACTTTATCCCCTTTGAAAAATTTGATGATGCAGATCAATTGCACATCATTGATGGGGAAATAGCACTTGCTGCTTGGCAAGCTGAAAAACAATTGGAGATGGCAAATGGACGTTAATACACTACTAAAGCTCAACGTAAACGAGCACACGGAAAAGAAACAAAGCCTAACTTATTTGTCTTGGGCATGGGCATGGGCTGAAGCTCTTAAAGCAGATCCTAATGCACATTTTCAAGTGCAAATGTGGGGCAGTCCTGGCGAAGAAAAGTGTTACATGGAAATTAACGGCACTGCAATGGTATGGGTAACAGTAACCATGTTTTCCAAACCTATGACTTGTCAACTTCCAGTTATGGATTCATCCAACAAGGCAATTCCATTTGCTGGGTATACCGCAACCAATAAATTTGGCAAAGAGTACAGAGTAGAGTGTGATGCCTTTGCAGTAAATACAGCCATCATGCGTTGCATGACCAAAGCATTGTCCCTGCATGGCCTTGGCTTGTACATTTATGCCGGTGAAGACTTGCCGCAAATGGATACAGGATTGATCGACCAGGTTGTGGAGGCCATCAAAGGTCTACACGCCAAGGGTGACTTGGCTGGAATGTACGGAGAATGGGAATCCATTACCGACAATGAAGTCCGTCTTGCAGTGTGGGAAGCACTAAAGATTGACAGTAAAGTGCGCTCTGCTATCAAAGCGTACAAATCTAAACTTGATGAGGAAAAAAATGGCTGAATATGACAACACCAATCGTGGTTCACTCTTTAAAAACACAAAAAAAGAGGAAGACCGACATCCCGATTACAACGGGTCTATTAACGTAGAAGGTACTGAATACTGGCTCAATGCTTGGATCAAAGAATCTAAAAAAGATGGTACAAAGTTCTTTTCTCTTTCTGTCAAAGAAAAGCAAGACTCCCCCCGTCAAAGTTCTGCACCAACCCGTAAATCAAAGGTCGATGAAGACCTTCCATTCTGATGAACACATTACTTAATCCACAAACTGGCGAAGTGCTAACCGAGACTCCTACTTGTTGGGTGTCTACTAACGGTAATTTGTTTCTAAAAACAAGCACTAACGAATTTAAAGACGATAAACGCAAACCTAATCCAGACTTTAGAGGAATTATTGAATATGATTACACTAGTATTTACGGTTGAAGAGGTTAACTCTATTCTTTCTGCTTTGTCTAAGTTCCCATACGAACAAGTCAAAGGATTGATTGAGAAAATCCAAGAACAAGGAATTCCCCAGGTTCAACCATCTGTTGGTTTGGACGAATAGTATTAGGGGGAAAGCGGATGCTGTCCAGCTATCAGCTCACCGTTGAAAGAATACGGACAAGTAGGCTCGACTGAAACAATTTTGACAGACGTAGCGAGTACCCCGCCTTTAAGGAATAGACATGGAAAAGTTATTGACATTGTTAAAAGAACCTTTCAAAAAACCCACTCCTCTTGAGCTTATTGCCAAGCAACTTGCAACAGCGCATATAGAGCTTTTGGAAGCAGAGCAGGGAGTTGACTACGCTAACAGCATTGTGGAATACAACAAAGCCGTTATAGCCCGTTTAAACACGCGAATTGAGGTATACAAATGAAAGAGCAAAACGGGTACAAACAAGACCCCACATGGCTGGAGCGCACTGGCGGTTTTGCACGGGACATGACGCTGCGTGATTACTATGCGGGGCTGGCTATGCAAGGCTTAATAGCAGCAGATGTTGACTACAGCAATGAACTTTTGGTTAATTGTGCATACAAGATGGCAGACGCAATGCTCAAGGAGCGTGCCAAATGACTGAATGCTGTAACGACTTTGGTAACTGCACGCAGGGGCGTGACTGCCCTATCCGCAAACAACTTATTAAGGAATTGGATGATGCCTACATCCGTGGGGCCAACAAGGTAGATACCGATCCCTACGTTGACGTAGTTGGTGAGTTTAGAACCTTGCTTGCCGCGCTGCTAGTGCTTGTTGGGCTAGTCATGCTGGCCTTTGCGATATGGAGTAGGCCATGACTGGATACGAAAGCAAAAAGGCAGCGGCGCAGAATAAACTGGTAATTACAGACCTTGATGGTCATGTGGTGCGGGATGTGCGAAAGCCAAAGAAAGTGGCAGGGCTGGACAGGGACGCTGAAATTGAACGGCTCAACGGGAAGATTGAGTTCCTTGCCCGAACCAATATGCTGTACAGCGATTGGGAACACCGTAATACGCAAGTGACCAGCGACTTAATTCGCAAAGGCATTG